CACAGAAAAAAGAAATACTACCTGTTTTTATTATTACAGAACAAAAATGGTCTTTTGAACACTCAAAACTTATGGGATTTGAATGTGATGAGGTTGTTGATGAAGAGACTGGTGAATTGACTTGGGATGGGTTCTTCTTATTCAATAATAATTTTAGTTATATTGAACAAATTACAGATTATATTAATGATTTGTTAGATGCTCAAGAAAAGGGTGAATTAGATTATTCATTGTGTATTATGTGGGATTCTGTTGGATCTGTTCCTTGTAAAATGACCTATGAAGGTAAAGGTGGTAAACAACACAACGCAAGTGTTTTAGCCGATAAGATTGGAATGGGGATTAACCAACGTATTTCTGGGTCAAGAAAAGCAGATTCAAAATTTGAGAATACATTGATTATTGTAAATCAACCTTGGGTTGAATTACCAGACAATCCATTTGGTCAACCAAAAATTAAAGCAAAAGGTGGTGAAGCAATTTGGTTAAACTCATCTTTAGTATTTTTGTATGGAAATCAAAAAGGTGCTGGAACAACAAAGATTACAGCAACTAAAGACAAAAGAACTGTTAAATTTGCATCAAGAACAAAAGTATCGGTTATGAAAAACCACATTAATGGACTTGGGTTTGAAGACGGTAAAATTATTGTAACACCTCACGGGTTTTTACCTGGAAAGGACGCTACGGAAGAAAAGAAGTCTATTGAAGACTACAAAAAAGATTATGCCGAATATTGGAAAACAATTATTGGTGTAGATGGTGAATTTGATTTAAAAGAAGAAAAGGTTTATGAACAAGAATAAATTAAAAGTAGTATCGTTATTTTCCGGTTACGGAACACAAGAGTTAGCACTTAAATACATTGGTGTTGACTATGAAAATGTTGCAAACTGTGATAACTTCAAACAGGCAAACGAATGTTATGATGTTTTACACACAACAACAAATGGAAATTTAGGTGATATTACAAAAATTGATGAAAATAACTTTCCAAGTTGTGACTTACTAACATATTCATTTCCTTGCCAAGACATTTCAATATCTGGAGTACAAAGAGGAATTAAAGAAGGAACAAGAAGTGGATTATTATTTGATGTTGAAAGATTATTATCGGCAAATAGACCAAAATTTTTGTTGATGGAAAACGTTAAAAACTTGGTTTCAAAAAACCATTACGAAAATTTTAAAAAACATATCTATTTTTTAAGAGGACTTGGTTACAGTTCTTATTGGAGAATCCTCAATGGTGCTGACTTTGGTTGTCCACAAAATAGAGAAAGAGTTTTTATGGTGTCAGTACTAAATAGCAGTATTGAAGACGTACAAGAAAAAATGATGAATGTTGATAATCATAAAAAAACTAGAGTACCGATGAAATCTTTTATTGACGAAAACTTTAGTCATTCTTTAATTGTTGATTGTCCATTTACACCACACGAACCAAAAAAACATACTATTTGTAAATTAGTTGGTAGAAGAGACGATGTTAGTTATGATCAAACCAGAAGGATTTACTCTGTTGATGGTTGTTCGCCTTGTCTTACAACTAGTGGTTCACCACAAATATTAACTGAAGATGGTAGAGTAAGAACAATTACAGCAAGAGAAGGTTATAGATTTATGGGTGTTAAAGAAGAAGATATTAATTTGTTATTAACAACTACTTTATCAAACACGGCACACGTAGCACTAGCTGGAAACTCAATCTGTGTTCCGGTTATGGAAGCAATTTTCAGTGAATTTTTTTCTGAATATATGGTGGAAAAAGAATCGCTAGTGTCAAATCCAATAAACGAAACAACTAATGACTAAGACTTTATTAGTTGATGGAAACAATCTATTAAAAATTGGTTTTCACGGTGTTAGAGACTTTTTTAACAAAGGAGAACACGTTGGTGGTACCTGGCATTTTTTAAACACTCTAAGACGATTTTTAGAGGAAAGTAATTATAATAAAGTTGTGGTATTTTGGGATAGCGAAACAGGTTCTTCTCAGAGAAGACTAATCTATCCCAAGTACAAACTTAATCGAAAACAAAAAGACGACGAAGATTTTAAAGAACAGTCTTTTACAACCCAAAAAAATAGGGTAAAACAATACCTAGAAGAAATGTTTGTTAGGCAATTAGAAGTTGAACAATCGGAGGCCGACGATTTGATAGCATACTATTGTCAGATTTCAGAAGATGAAGATAAAACAATATTTTCATCCGATAGAGATTTAACACAACTTATTTCTGAGAAGGTAACTATATATTCACCCCAACAAAAACGATATTATAAGAATGGTGACGGAATTAAAATATATGAATCCGAGATACCACATTATAATGTTAAAACCTATAAAATATTAACTGGTGATAGTTCAGATAATATTGATGGTATTTTTTATTTGGGTGAAAAAACATTTCTTAAACTGTTTCCTGAAATACTTGATACTGAATTAAAATATACCGATATTTTAACAAAGGCAGAAATGTTACTTTCAGAACAGAAGGGAAATGTCGCTTTACAAAATCTCCTTAGTGGGAAAACCAAAGAGGGAATATTTGGAGAAGAGTTTTTCACAATTAATGAAAAATTGGTGGACCTAGCTAATCCACTCATTTCTCAGGAAGGAAAAGAACTTGTTAGGTTATATTATTCAGAGTCTTTGGATCCAGACGGAAGAGGACATAGAAACTTAATAAGAATGATGATGGACGATGGATTCTTCAAATTTCTCCCAAAGGGTGACGAAGCTTGGGTAAATTTTTTAAAGCCATTTTTAAAACTATCAAGAAAAGAAAAAACAAATTTTAGAAACAAAACAAAAAAGTAAAAAAAATGAAAGATCAGGATGTAACAAAAGTAGAATTTCTTCTTATGTGTAATGATAACATCGTTGTACAAAGATTCTTTAATGTTAAAGGATTTAACAAAAACGCACATAAGTCTGAACAATTCTACGACTACATTAAATCATTTTGTAATGGATTACAATATGATTTAAAAATGAGATCGGTTGTTTATATGATGGAGAACCAGTATGAAATTATGGAGAATCCAGATGTGTTAAACACCTCAATTACCGAAGGACAAGAAAATTTTAACCTTTATATTAAGGTTGAGAATATGACAATTTGTCAGAGAACATTTGACGCAAAAGTATACCCCCCAAAGGTCAGATATACCGTAGACCTACGCCCAAGGCTGAAAAGCATATTATCTGAACTTACTGACATTTTTTCAGGTAGAAAATTTAATTATTTTTATCCACAATTTATTCAAAACTAATAGTATTTATCTTTACTGATAAAAGGAAAAATTATGGCGACAAACAAAAACTTTGAATATCTTGGCAACAATTTTCAAATACAATTACTTAATCAAATCATTGTAGACAAAGACTTTTCACATTCGATTATTGACGTAATAGAGAACAATTATTTTGAAAACAAGTATTTCAAAATAATCATTCAAATGATAAAAGAATACTATAAAAAGTATGAACACACACCATCATTTGACACATTAGAACAAGTCGCAAAATCCGAACTTCAACAAGAAACTGCCGTTAAGGTTGTGCTTGATACTATTAAGAAAATCAAGTCTGCACCTATCGACGGAGTGGATTTCGTACAAGAAAAGGCACTTAAATTCTGTAAACAACAAGAGTTACAGAAGGTTATGAAAAAGGCTCAAAAGATTATAGACGGGGGTGAGTTTGAAAACTATGATACCCTAGAAGAATTGGTAAGAGACGCGTTACTTGTTGGTTCAAAAGACACCTCAATGTTAGATGTCTTTTCAAACCTAGACCAAGTCTTAGACGAAGACTATAGACACCCAATACCAATGGGAATACCAGGTATTGATAGATTGTTAAAAGGAGGATTAGCAAAAGGTGAAATTGGTGTAATATTAGCACCAACTGGTGTGGGAAAATCAACCATTCTTACAAAGATTTCAAACCACGCATTTAACCTAGGATTTAACGTTCTTCAAGTATTTTTTGAAGACAACCCAAAAGTGATACAGAGAAAACATTTTATTCTCTGGACAAAGATTCACCCTGACGAATTGTCAGAAAAAAAGGAAGAGGTGATGAAAAAAGTAAATGAAATCAAGGAGACGATGCCAAATGAGTTAATCTTAAAGAAACTACCATCTGACACAAAAACTATGTTGCAAATTAAAAATGAAATAAGAAAGATGATTGCTGATGGTGTTAAAATAGATATGGTTGTTTTAGATTACATTGATTGTGTTGTTCCAGATAAAAACCTAGGTGATGAATGGAAGAGTGAAGGATCTGTAATGAGAGGTTTTGAAGCTATGTGTCACGAATTAAACATTGTTGGTTGGACGGCAACACAGGGAAATAGAGCTTCTATTTCATCGGAAGTTGTTACAACAGACCAAATGGGAGGCTCAATTAAGAAAGCACAAGTAGGACACGTTATTATTTCAGTTGCAAAGACATTACAACAAAAAGAAATGAAATTAGCCACAATAGCAATTACCAAGTCTCGTATTGGAGATGATGGTGTGGTGTTTGAAAATTGTAAATTTGATAATGCGATGATTGAAATAGACACAGAATCCACAACCACATTCTTAGGTTTAGAAGAACAAAAAGAAGAAAGACAAAGACTGCGAGTTAAGGAGTTGCTTGAAAAAAGACAACAAAAAGAACAAGAAAAACAAAAATCTTAAATAAAATAATTAAATTTGTAAAAAATGAATATTTCACAAAAAATATTGAGCGATATTACGGTGTATATGAAATACGCTAAATTTGTCCCTGAATTAAATAGAAGGGAAACTTGGGAAGAATTGGTGACAAGAAATAAAGAAATGCACCAAAAAAAATACCCAAACATTAAAGACCAGATAGAAGAAGTATATAAAATGGTATACGATAAAAAAATTCTTCCATCTATGAGATCATTACAATTTGGTGGTAAACCAATTGAGATTTCACCAAACAGAGTTTATAACTGTGCTTATTTACCGA